AGAATTGCCCCACAACTCTTGGTAAGAAGTGTCCAGTCTGTGAGGCTAACAACGAACTGTGGAACAGCGGACTCGAATCCGATAAGGATATCGCTCGCGGTCGCAAGCGTAAGTTGTCCTATGTTTCTAACATTCTTGTGATTAGTGATCCCGCAAATCCCGAGAATGAAGGTAAGTTGTTCCTCTACAAGTACGGGAAGAAAATCTTCGACAAGATTCAGGAAGCGATGAAGCCTGAATTTGAAGATGAGAGTCCCGTTGATCCCTTCGATTATTGGAAGGGAGCAAACTTCAAACTCAAGGTTCGTAAGGTTGCTGGTTACATCAACTACGACAAGAGCGAGTTTGAGGCGCCCTCTGCTCTGTTCAACGGAGATGATGCGAAGTTGGAGTCGCTGTGGAAGTCACAACACTCACTCGCTGAACTCGTTGCACCAGATCAGTTCAAGGAGTATGTCGAACTCAAGGAGAAGTTCGGCCAGGTGATTGGGAATGATATTCGTTCCTCCCAAGACGATATTGTTACCAACACCGCTGAGAGCATTGAGCCTCCTTCGGTTTCATCCGAAGAAAGTGTCTCTACTAGCGTTGAAGAGACTGAAGAAGATGCACTTTCCTTCTTCAATCGTCTCGCTCAAGAAAACTCCTGAAGAACGGAGAGGGAGAGAAATAGGGGGTGGCTTCGGCCACCCCCTTGTTATTATCCAAATCTAGGAACACCACCATTCATCATTTGAGATGCCATGAATGTTGCTTCTGATTGTGCAACTCTTGTGTTCGCAACTGTTGTGCTGGAATTGTTTGTTACGTTTGTTGATGATGGTGCGATGACATTTGTTGAACGACCACCACCAGTTCCACTGGACGAAGCGGCGGAGGCTGCTGATGAAGAAATCTGTGCCGTTGTTGATGTAGCAAGTATCGGAGCAGAAGGACTTGGAGAAAGTGAAGCAGAAGATGCGGTTGGTGATAGAGAAGAACTTCCACCACCGATTGATTCACCACCAGCCTGATTTGGTGTCATTGATCCCATTTGATCGTCTACCTTAATCAAATCTCCAAGTAGTGGAATACTTGATGCTGCATCGTATATTGTTTCTGGTCCCATGAGTTTGGCTAGTTCTCCACCAAGATAACTACCAGCAAAATCTCCAGCCACGGCACCAAGTGCGGTTCCAACAAAAGGTATTGGAATAAATGAACCAAGAACACCACCACCAATACTACCAAGCATGGCACCAAGATTACTACCAATTGCTGTTCCTATTTGCTTTTTCTTTTCACTTGGTTCTAAACCAGAAGACTTGATATCAGAAATTTGAGAACCCAACATGAAGGTTCTGATGATTGGTTCGATAATAGGAATCTTTAGAACTGACTTTAGAATCTGACCGCCTTTTGATTTGAGTGTATTTTCTAAGAATTTTGCTGGATTGAGTTTTGCTAGTTTTTCTCCTGCCTTTGATGCCAAACTTTTTGTACCTTCCCACAGACTACCAGCCCCGCTCTTTATAGAACTCCACCATCCTCCTGCTGTCGATGCAATAGAACTACCCATAGAACCTATACCACCAACAGCCCCACTCAAAGCAGCACCAACTCTACCAATTCTCCCTAATTTAGATGCACCGCCACCTTTGAATAGATTACGAATCTTTGAAAATCTACCCTTTGGTTTAGGTGGTTTACCCCCCTTTGTCGAACCACCGCCAAGTAGCATCGCCATATCTGTGATGGTACTCATTAATCCCCCACCATCTCCACCATCGCCACCATCTCCACCTTCACCGCCAGCAGCACCACCACTAATTGTATTTTTTAATTTATTTGCTTCTCTCTCTGCCTCTAATTTGTCTTCTCTTTCCTGTAGTTTATCTCTCTTTGGATTTTGAATTGCATTCAATATGTCTTGCAACAAACCAGTTTGTACTAATAGTTCTTGTTTTAGTGTGGGGTCTATGCCAGCAACTGGACCGCCAGGTGCTGTAGATAAACCAGTTTCCATAGACGGAGCAAGACCACCACCAGCACCACCACCCAAAGTCAAGGTGGAACCAGTCAACATTCCTTCGCCCTTTTGTTCTTGTATGGCACCACTTAGATCTATAGATCCACCACCAAGACCAAGGAAGAAATCTAAAATTGCATCATCTGAAGTAATACCATTATTGATAAGAATATCAAGAAACGCTTCATCTGCTTTATCACCAAACTCTTTATCAAATATTGCTCTTGCTTTTCCGAGTTCCCTTTGTAATCCAGCCCCTTCAACGACTTTCATTACCTTGGTAAGAAGAGATGCTCGTTTTCCTTCCGCTTCTTTTTTTGCTTTTTGTAGTGCCCTTGATGCCCGCTTTTCGTCTATTCTCTCGCTTATTGCACCACCAAATAATGGAATATTTTCAAGAGCCTGCTGGAAACCTCGGGTAAGAATATTTCCTTTTTCTTCATCACCGAGAATAAACTCTTTTGCTCTTCTTGCTAATTTCTTTCCTTCTTTATCTTCAAACTTTTCTTGAATTTCCGAAGATGTCATGAGTTCAACGCCACCAGCACCAACAGCACGTTTTCCTCCTTTGGAACTTTTCTTCATGTCCTTCTTTTGTTGGTCAATGAATTTTCGGAATTCCTTATAGGCCTTCTCTTGTTCTTTTTCAACTTTTGTTTGTTGTTGTTGGGCCATTTAATCTACCTTTGCTTTTTGAGACGCTCTTCTTCTTTGAGCCATCTTTGGAGTTGGAAGATATACACATCTCGTTCCCACGGAATCCAATTCATAATATCATCATATGAATAGTTATAGTGGTGCATAAGTTGAAAATTCAATTTCATAAATGTCTCCAGATTCATGTGGGAGACACTAAACCGAAAAAATCGTTGAGTCCTTTCAGTTCAAATTCTTTTTCTGTTCCATCAGTGAGTGTGTGGGTGAACTTATATTGTAGACTAGGCGCACTTGAATAGTATTCGGATAGTTTTCCAAATTGTGCCTCTGTCATACTCTCAATAAATTCAATTTTGTCTTTTACACTGATATCTGTTTTACTCAAAACTTGATCTTCGATTGTAACTGTATCTATCATACATGCCAGTGTTTTGATGACATCATCTTGTGTTGGGTTGTATATTTTAATCTCTTCTCGAATAACATCTGGTAAGGTAATTTCTCTCATCTCTACGCTGATCTTATTTGTGATCTGAAACTTGTGTGTTTTATTTGTTCTCTTTGGTGGTTTGATTTTACGAAGGTCAACTTCCACTGGTGTCTTTTTAAATGTAGATGCTTCTGTATAGATTAGTTCAAGATTTTCGTTTACTGATTTTTCTCTTAGTTTGATGAAGAGATACTCTGCTTCACCTAAACTAATATCAGATAGATCAAGATCTTTGTAGCAGTTGTTTAAAATATTCTTAATTGCTCTAAGAATATCATGTTCATTTCCTTCTTCTGCCACCAATAGCAGAGTCTTTTCTTCCTTAACTAGAAATGGTCTAAAAGAAAGGGCTGTTTCTCTTGATGGTAACTTCACTGAATACTCAGGAAGTTCTGATGTAAGCATGTCAACTAGTTTCATGTATTAGTCCTTTTCAAATTATTCATATTCTGGGAGTGATGTACTGATCTGTCTGAAAGAGAATGATAAACTGAATGTTTGAAGTTCGTTTTGTGAACCGATATCAAGATCAAGTCTATTTATAGTGATTGGGAAAACATCAGTTAGTGTTATAAAACTTGTTCCACTTGCCGTTGGATTATTCTGTGGATATACTTTTATATTTATTGTTCCTATAATAGCATCGTAGTATGATACTCTTTCATTTTGAGGAATGACGGTTTCCATCCATGACTTTATTTTTCGATGGAATGTTGGGTTGTAATACACAGACATTTCAAAATCACCACTAAAAACTCTACTATATGGCATGTTATACACAGGCCCCCATAGTGTTTTTTCATCTGTTGATATTTGTTGACCTGGCGTTGTAAACGAGATAGGAATAAAATCACCGTTCTGCGAACTTAGTGTTCCAACATCACTTGGACCAGTGATAGTTACATCGAACTTGTTTTTTCGATATAACTTATTTGGATTTTTTGTGAATTCACTAACACGTTTGAAGGTAGGATCTGGCATACAATTCTCCCGTTTTATTTATACAATTATTTGGAGAAAATATCATCCTCTGTTACAACCAAGAATTCCCATCCTTTGTGTTTACAGAACTCTTTTGCCGCTTTCCATTTTGCTATATTTGTTTCGTATGTCATACATTCACGAATATAGTTTTTTGATTTTCTTTTTGGTTGTTTTGGTGGTTTTGTTTGCTTCTTGGGTTTTACTTCTATTACCATCGTTTTGACTTCATCATTTTCGGTTTTCTTCTCAATAATAAAGTCGGGATAATACCGATGGTTTTTTCTATCCACTGGTGAGTAGTACGGTATGGAAAATTCTTCAGATCCCCATCTGACTATGTTTGTATTTTCATCAAGGAATCTACAAACCCTGCGTTCCCATAAAGAACGGCAAATTATGTTGTTTGGGTTCCCTATATACTTTTGAGGATTTTGTGGGTTATATTTTGTTTTGTATGCCATAAAGATTGAGGTAAGATGTCAGAACAAGAAAAACCAAAAGGGCCTTCTAAAATACTAGGAGACGAATATAGAAATATAAGATACCCTCTTAATGTAGAAGCGGGAAACATACCTTATATATTGTTTGTTGGAAAGCCCTATCAAGCACTTCTTAGAAACGGAACCGCAACACCAGAACAAACTTCTATAATAAAGATAGCGATGCCTCCCGCCCTCAACAGTTCAGATTCACTGAACTATGATACGTCTAGTATGCTAAAAACAGCAGCAGTCGCTGAACAATTAGCAGCAGGTAACTATATGGGTGCCGTTGAACAACTTGGTTTGGGTGGTGTGCAAGGATTATTTGGAGAGGGTGCTGAATTTGCTGCTGCGATGAGTGGACAGCAAATAAACCCAAAAGAATCTTTAATCTTTA